CGGGTGGGCGGCGAGCGCGGCGATCATCTTGTAGATCGGGGGGCGGCGGTTGAAGGTGAAGTCCTGCTCCATGTGGATGACGTAGTCCGCGGGCGTGTCGAGAACGCGGCGCCAGCCTTCCGCGACGGCGCCGGCGAAGCCGAGGCGGTGGTCGCGGTCGTCGACGTGGATGAAGACGTCCGGCCGCGGAAGGTGGGCGGCGATCGACCGGATGGTCTGGTCGAGGTAGTGCCGGCGGCCGTCGCTGATGAGCAGCAGCGCGAGCGTCACGCGGCGGCCTGGTAGAGCTCGGGGAAGTTGGTGCGGCGGATCGCGTGATGCCAGCGGTCTCGTTCGTCGCGGCCGGGTGCGCGGTTGCGACTGTCCGGCCGGACGTGTGCGCGGTAGATGGCGTCGGGCACGATTTCGACGGTCGCGCCGGTGGCCCAGCAGCGCTGCCAGAGGCACCAGTCCTCGTATAACGGCCAGTCCTTGAAGCCTCCGAGTTGGGTGAAGAGGTCGCGGCGGACGAGGGTGCCGATGACGAGGTAGTTGCCGTCGCGGAGGTCCATCGGCGGCCAGATCCGGCGGCGGGCGTGGCCGTTGGGCTTGACGTAGTCGACGGCGGGGGCGCGGAGATCGCCGGTAGCGTCGGCCATGGCGGCCATGTAGCCGGTGTCGAGCTCGTCGTCGGCGTCGAGGAAGCAGAGCCACTCGGTGCTTGCGCGGGCGGCGCCGCCGTTGCGCGCTTCGTGCAGCGTCGCGGCGTGCTGGTGGATGACGGGGGCCTGCTGGGCGGCGGAAGGGATTGCCCGCTCGCGGGCGAGTTCTATCCAGTCGTACGAGCCGTAGGTGGCGATGATGACGGTGACGTCCACAGGGGTCTCCGAGCGAGGTAGATGCGGCGGCCGCGGCGCATGCGTTGGCGCTGCGCGGCGTAGAGGTGGTCCATGGGCGCTTTGCCGGCCATCGGATGGAGGTGCTCGACGATCGCGTCATGCGCGTGGGCGTACGCACTACGCGTCTGGGCGGTCTGGACGAACTCGTCGTCGACGTATTCGTGCGGGTAGGCCTCGTGCAGCAGCTTGTCGGGCTCGTCGATCGTGCCGCGCTTGAGGTAGTCGCGGGTCACGAGCGAGTGGGTTGAGTGATCGCCGCGGATAACTCGGCGGTTGCAGAGATCGTTGGTGCCGACGACGCCGATTCCGTCGGTGAGGTGAGTAGTGGCCGCTTCGAACCAGCCGGGGTGGAAGTGCAGGTCGTCGGCGCCTAGGAAGATCAGCGGCTCTGTGGTCGCGCGGCTGCCTGCGTTGATCTTCCTCGCGTAGTTGCCATCGACGATCAACGGCTCGAGTGCGTGCTCACGGACAGCAGACTGTTCCGCGTGGTCATCGGGGTCACAGATGAAGAGGACCCGAGCGGACGGCGTCGCGGCGCGGATCGACGCGAGCAGGGGACTGACGCGGTGAGGCCGGTCGAGGACCGGCACCAGGATCACGAGCACTCGTCGAGGTCGACGATGATCGAGTCGATGCGAACGCTGCCGGAAGAAGAGCCGTAGACGGTGTGACGGACCATGCGTGCTTCCTGAGCGGTAAGCCACAGCCCGCCGCCCTCGTCGCGGAACCGAACTGTGCTGGAGTGCGCTCCGAGACCTTCCTGCAGCGATTGGATGCCCTGCGGGTTCGCGAGTGCGCGGCAGACGATCTCGACAGTGACAAACCGAAGCAGCGCCGGCACCGGGCTCAACGCCTCCGCCCACCCGTCCGTCTTGCCCGCGGCCCCAGCGACTACGGCGGTGGCGGCCTCCAGCAGCATCTCGACCGGGCCGACCTCGCCTTCGTCGAGGGTGCGTCCGAGCCTCATCTCGACATCATCCGTCGTAGCGAGTGGCACGGTTGAACCTTCCAGTGGGTGGGTGAGCGATGGTTATCAGCGCCTGGGCGGGACGAGCAGCGCGCGTGTTGGGCGGGACCCGCCGGCGCCCCATAGCGGTCAGCACGCCACCGCCCGACAGGGACGCCGCGTTACTCGCCTGCTTCGCGCCAGTAGCTATTAGGACGGCGGCGCCAGAGAGAAAGCTGCTGCCTTCACCGGCTTTGATGCCGAGAGCGGCGAGAGTGCCGGCTCCGGTGAGAACGGCCGTGCCCGCACGATCGAAGCTTTCGCCGCCGCCGTCGGCGGTTCCTGCGGCGGTGAGGTTGCCAGCTCCGGACAGGATCGCCGAGCTCCTCGCGTGCTTTTCACCGCCGCTGACGAGGCCGCCGCCGCCGATCACGGTCCCGTGTGGCAGGACGGCGGTCTTAGCGCCGATTGCGGTGAGCGTGCCGCCACCGGAGACGGTGGGAGCCGTGGCGGCGGCCTTGACGGCCGTGACCGTCAGCATCCCGCCGCCGGACAGCGTGGCCGCTCCGGTCGTGGCCCTGGCGCCCGTGGAGTTCAGGGCGCCGCCGGCCGACGTGGCGGCCGCGCCGGTAGTCGCCTTCGTGCCCGTCGCGGCCAGGGTGCCGCTGCCGGTGGCCGTCGGCGTAGCTTGCCCGGTCTTGGAGCCGGACGCGGTGACCGTGCCGCCGCCGGACAGGGTTGCCGAGCCGCTCTTGTTCTCGCCGGCGACTTCTGCGATGGCGACTGCCGCGTGGACGTACGGCGCCGACGAGGCCGTGTAGCCGACCGTGGTGGCGCCCGCGGCCGCGACCGTCTTGCGCGCCCACATCGCCGACTGGTTGCCGAAGTCGAAGCTGCCGACGTGGGAGCTACCGGCCTGGACGGTCGACACCGGCGCGTTCAGGCCGGAATGGAGCGCGTACGCGATCTCGCCCGCCGCCGTCGGGCTGATCGACAGGGACGGGTTCGTCGCGCCGATGCTCTGCGTCCCGGCCTGCCCGACGACCTCGGTGTTCGCGGCCGCCGTGTAGGCGTAGATGATCGACCGCTTGGCGCTGGTGCCGGTCGACGTGATCGCCACCGCCTGCGTGCCGGTCGGGATGCCCGAGCCGAGGAAGTAGAGGTAGATGGCGCCGGGCTCGGTGTTGGCGATCAGCGCCGGCTCGAACCGGACCCGCTGCATCGCCACGCCGCCGTACGTGACACCGGAGACCTCGTCGCCGAAGCCGACGTTCTGCGCGATCGCGACGACGATCCCCTTCGGGTTCGTCGGCGTGACGTTCGTCGACTGCGTCGTCGCCGTGGAGAACGACGCCGTGGCCTGAAACCCCTGATAGGTGACGGCCATGGCCGGTCCCTCGCCGGCCTAGGCGTTCAGGTCCAGGTCGGCGTCGATGACGGTGTATGTGCCGGCGCCGGTGAAGGCCTCGTCGGTGATGTCGCTGTAGCCGAGGAAGGTGGTGGACGACCAGTAGCCGAGGTGCGTCACGGTCGTGCCAGCCGGGACGCTGAAGGCGCTGTCGGCGTTGAGGTCGAGGCTGCCGGCCGAAGCGGTGCCTTCGGTGACGGTGACGCGGGCGTAGCTGCCGCCCGTGACCTCGTTGGCGCCGTTGTCGCCCGGTAACGCGGTGTGCAGGCTGAGATGCGAGACGTTGATGGCGTCGAGCATCTTGTTTTTCCCGGCGGTGGAGTAAGGCATCGGGTTGCGCCTTTCAGAAATGAGGGGCTGAGCTGGTGGCCGCCACGCTGGGCGGCGGCCACCTGGGACTCAGTAGGGAGGTGGGCTAGGAGCCCTGGCCGAAGTCGAGCTCGACGGCGCCGGCGTTGCGCAGCGCCTTCGTGCCCATCAGGAAGTCCACCGAGATGACGTCCTGCTTCTTGTCGACGTCGTACGCGTAGACGACGCGCAGGCCGAGGCCCTTGTAGCTCTCGATCGCGACCTGGTTCTGCGCGACGCCCATCGGGCGCTCGAGCGTGCGGGTCACGAGCGCGACCGCGTCGCGGTGGAACGCGACGCCGTCGGCCTGGCCGCGGTCGTTGGGGCCGTAGCCGAGGACCTGCGACTCGTACGTGTCGAAGCCGAAGATCCGGCCGAGCTGCGCCTCGCGAAGCGCCTGGGTCGAGCCGGACGCATCCGCGCGGACGAAGAGGTCCTCGGTGAGCGCGTCCGACGTCGCCTCGGGCGACAGCAGGGCGTAGCGGTTGGCCAGCGGCATCTTCGCGCGGGACAGGCGGGCGCGAGCGGTGAGGAACGCGTCCTTGGGGTTCGAGGTGCCGGAGGCCACGCCGCCGCCGCCGGTGTCGTTGGCGGCGTCGATGAGCTTCTCGGCCAGGCGGCCGTCGACGTCCTGCACGATCGCCTCCATGGCGGGCGTCAGGAGTCGCGTCTCGAAGTCGTCGAGCTCGAGCGTGAGCTCCTCGGTCGTGACCGGGAAGGACACGTCGAGGATGGTGTCGAGCACGACGGGGACGGAGCTCTCCGTCGGGTCCTGCAGGGTGATGCCGTCGGCGCGGTTGAACACCTCGGCGGTGAACGTCGCGGGGACGCGCACGTTGACGGTGTCGCCGACCTTCCCGGCGAACGCCGAGTCGTAGTCGCGGTGCACCAGCGCGGCGAGCAGTGTCGTGTTGTAGAGCGTCGCCAGCGCGGAGCGGGCGATGGTGGTGGGGGTGATGAGGGTCGCCATGGCGGCTTAGTTGTCCTCTCGTGTTGGGTTCATGGAAGCCGCCATGCGGCAGCGCTACTTGTTCTTGCGGGCGAGGTGTTCGTCGACGCTGAGGGACTCGAGGTCCTTCGCGCCGCCGGAGCCCTTGCCGGCGTCGGGGTCGCCCGGGTCGGGGCGGCCACCGCCGTTGCCGTTGTCGCCCGCGGCGAGGTTCGGCTTGCGCTCGAGAAGGTCCGCGAGCGCGGTCGTGACGGCGTCGGTCTGCACCTTGCCGTCGGTGTCGAAGATGTCGTCTTCGTCGAGGTCGCCGCGGTTGAGGGCGCGCTCGATGAAGACCTGGGCGTCCTCGGGGTCGGCGAACTTCAGGGTCTTCTTGTCGTCGCCGTCGCCGACGGTGATGCCCTTGGCGGCGAGGCGGGTGACGGCGATCTCGAGGCGGTCGGCGCGGCGGTCCTTCTCGGCCTGCGTGAGCGCTTCCTTGCGGGCCTCGTCGCGAGCCTGCTCGATCGCCTTCTCGTGCTCGGACTTGTCGGCGTCCTCGCGTTCCTTCAGGCGAGCGGCGGCTTCCTCGGCCTGCTTGCGAGCCTTCTTGGCCTCGCGCTCGTGCTTGCGGGCCATCGACTTCCAGTCGATGTCTCCGCCGCCGGCCGGATCGGGGTCCGGATCGGGATCGGAATCCGGATCGGGATCGGGGTCCGGATCGCCTTCGGCGCGGGGGTGCCAGGCGGGGATGCCGTCGCTGATCTCGTCCCATGCGGGGCGGAACAGGTCGGCGAGCTCGAGGATGTCGCCGAGGGGGTCCTTCGTGGCCATGCGGCCTCCTGGGTTGAGGCGCCGTGCGGCGCCGGGATTAGAGCTGGGTGAAATCGTGGTCGCCGTTGACCAGGACGGGGCCGAGCTCGCCGTGTTCGCGGACGGCGGCGGTGAGGCCGTCGTCGCGGGTGACGGTCAGGTCGTTGTCGGCGTTGCCGGTGAAGTTGCCGCGGGTCTGTCGGGTGATGACGTCGACTCCGCAGCCGCAGTGGCTGTGGATCGGCATCAGCTGATCGGTGCGGTAGCGCTGGCCGGCCACGAGCCGGCAGAAGTCGCAGGCGCCGCCGTCGGGGACGCGGGCGTAGCCGACGATCAGGTCGTCGGCCTCGCCGACGGCGGTGAGGGTGCCGCGCATGGCGAGCTGGACGTCGGTCGCGGCGGTCGACCGGGCGCGCGCGAGGCCTGCGGCGGCGGCGGAGTTCCAGTCCTTGCCGGCGCCGAGCGCGGTCCAGACGGTGACGAAGGGGCGGCGATAGACGGTGGCCGGGTCGGTGCCGGCGCGCGCAGCGGCGCCGATGATCTCGTCGGCCTGGACGCCGAGCGGTGCGCGGCCGAGCGCGCGCGAGAGGAACGCTTCGGTGAGGCGGACCGACTGGCGCTGGCCGGCGGCGATGATGGGCAGGACCCGGGTCAGCCACTCGTCGACGTGTTCTTCGTCGTAGCCGGGCAGTTGCTGCCAGATCGTCGCGGCCGCCGCGGCGGTGAGGGTGCGGAGTCGAGCCTGGCTGACGATGTGCGCCTGGGCGAGTTCGCTGGCCATCAGGCGAGGCTGGGCTCAGGCGCCGGGGCGGATGCTGCGGGGGCGGTCGGCCGTTGGAGCTCGGTGAGCAGCTGGCCCATGGCGTCGCTGGAGCGCATGGTCTCCCAGCGGGCGATCTCGCCGTCGGTGGCCTTGAGGACGCGCTCGGCGACGACCTGCCAGGGCAGGATGTCCTTGAGCTTGGATGCGGCGTCGGCGCGCTCCGCGAGCGAGCGGCTCTCGTGGTCGCCCCACTGCAGTTCGGCGCGCGGGGACAGGGTGACGGGCGAGTCGAGCGCCTGGCCGGCGAGGCGGAGGACTTCCTCCCAACCTTCGCCGAGGCTGGCCTTGTGGGAGGGGATCTTGGCGACGAGGCCGCCTTCTGATGCGCGGATGGCGTCGGCGGAGAGGTTGCTCATGCCGCCGTCCATCGGGAAGTAGTGGCGCGGGGTCTTGGTGATGGTGGCGAGCTGGTCGAGCTCGGCGAAGACGCTGAGGTTCTTGCGGTCGGCGGCGGCGAACTCGGCGAGCTTGGCAGCGGGGTCTTCGATCTGAAAGACGGTGTCGGCGCCGGCCTCGAAGGGAGCGATCGGGTTGTCGTTGTCGTCGCGGAGGATCTTGTCGCCGATGACGCCGCGGAGCGGGAAGCCCATCCAAAACGCGACGACCAGGCCGAGGAAGGTGAGCACGTCGATGCGGTCGATCAGGCCGGTGCAGTGCTCGTACTCGCCGCGGACGTGGGGATAGGGGCCGGGCTTGAGGCGACGGTTGACGGCGAGCTCGACGACGGGGACCTCGCCGCTGAACGGGTTGGGCAGCGGCCAGGCCTCGCCGGGAACTTCGCGGCGCTGCCACTGGGTGCCGGGTCCGCCACTGGTGTGCTTGGGGCCGATGAACTTGTAGACGCCGTCGGGGCGGTAGAGCGTGCAGTAGGGGTGGGGGCCGTCGACCCAGCGCCGCAGCGCGGCGACGCGGTCGCGGCGGCTGCCCTCGACGTACTTGACGACCATCTGCTCGGCATTGTCGAGCGAGATGCTGGGCGGCTTGCCGGCGCGGCCGGGCCAGACGAGCGCGAACGCGCGGCCGGTGATGAGCGCGGCGTTGTGCGCGAGCTTGGACTCGGCGTCCATCTTGTTGTCCTGCCAGACGCCCCAGACCTGGTCGGCGGCGTTCTTGTCCTGGTCGCGGATGCCGGTGATCTCGAGGCGGTCTTGCGTCGAGTCGACGATCAGGCTGCCCCACGGCGCGGTGGCGATGCCCATGAGCATGCGGTAGGCGCGGGTCAGGTTGGCGCGGACGACGGCCGGCGGGAGCACGCAGGTCCCGTCGTAGTAGGGCTCGAGGATGCGGGCACGGGCGGCCTGCCGGTCGAGGCGACTGCAGAGGTCGGCGACTTCGCCGCGGAGTTCGTCTTCTGTCGGCACTGGTTCACCACCTCGCCCGGCTGTAGGTCTTCTTGTTGAGGGCGCCCGTGCGGATCGCGTCTCCGCGGGCTTCCCAGGACAGGACGGCGGCCATGGCCAGGTCGATCTTCCGCGGGCTCTTGACGCCGTCCTTGGAGATGAGCCA